AACCCAGTAGCAAAACTGGAGAACGCTATCTTCCTGAAGCTGCAATCAAGGCTCTATCACCACAAGAGTACGCAGCGACAACTAGAGCTAAAAGAAAAGGCACAAAGGCAGGTAAGCAATTCGTTAAACAGCCAAAGAGTATCGCAAAGAAAACACGAGCGTACAGGAAAGTAAAGTAATGATAAAAGCCTGGTTTATAGTAGCCGTAATGTCTGGCGTATATTCAGACGGAACAAAAGATATATTTATATTTCAAAACCCACCAGACCACGGACACTTTCACAGTTCGGTCATGTGTCAAAAGTTTATAGGGGATCATCCTTTTAAACTTGCTAAAGCTTTAATTAGTGAGTTTGGTAACAGACCACCAGAACGAATAGTGTGTGTGCCTGAAGAAACTATTGAGCAGTTCATGGAGGAGGGTGGCAAAAGAGGAGAACCAACCTAGTGTTATACGAGCCTACATGTGAAGTTTGTGGGCATCACATTGAAGATGACAGATGTGACTATTGTAGGAATACGGGAGAAAACGGAGACTGGGTAAAAAAGGTTATAGAACAGGCGAGAGATCCACGACACGATCAATCAGCCTTTAAGGATAAAAAGAAGAATGACAAAAGTTCTAAATGAAAAACAACAAAAGTTTATGGCTGTCCTGTTTGATGAAGCCGGAGGGGATGTGACGTTGGCTAAAAAGTTGGCAGGATACTCCGACACTACAGCTACGAGTCATGTCATAAAAGGTTTGAAGGATGAGATTGCTGACGCAACAAAAGAGTATATGGCCCGTGTTGCACCACGAGCAGCCGTGGCGATGGGCAACGCTCTACTAGATCCTACAGAGCTAGGGATACGGGACAAGATGACAGCAGCAAAAGATTTATTAGACAGAGCAGGATTTATAAAAACAGAAAAGGTTAATGTGGAATCTTCTGGTGGGTTGTTTGTTCTTCCTGCCAAAGAAGGAAAGAATGAGTAGAGAAACATTAGGGTACTGGACTCTGCCGAAGCCGGACATAGAGATAAAGCAGTGGAGTAGAATACCAAGAGTTGCCCGGACAATACCTTTTGGGTACAAAGAAGATGAAGAAGATAAAGACTTTCTACTGCCTATAAAAGAAGAACTAGATGCACTAGACCTGGCAAAGAAGCATTTAAAACAGTATAGTTACAGAGAAGTAGCAATCTGGCTGACAAAAGAAACAGGACGCTACATCTCACATGTGGGATTAAAGAAAAGAATACAAGTTGAACGAAAACGTAAAAAATCAACTACGATTAAAAGGGAGCTTACCAGGAGGCTCAAAAAGACGCTTGAGGAGATCGAAAAAATCGAAACCCAAAGAACCGGAAGTTATACAACAGAAGGAACAACTGCCTGAAGTAAACATACAGGTGGAGCCACAAGAGGTCCAAGAACAAGACGTACTATTTAGACCAAATGACGGGCCTCAAACAGATTTCTTAGCCTCATCGGAACGAGAGGTGTTATACGGGGGAGCAGCAGGAGGAGGCAAATCTTTTGCCATGTTAGCTGACCCACTCAGAGGACTAAACAATCCTAACTTCAGTGGACTGTTAGTACGACACACAACGGAGGAGCTAAGAGAACTGATACAAAAATCTCAGGAGTTATATCCAAAAGCAATTCCAGGGATTAAGTGGTCAGAACGAAAGTCACAATGGGTGACACCTAAGGGGGGACGACTTTGGATGTCCTATCTAGACCGTGACCTAGACGTAATGCGATACCAAGGTCAGGCATTTAACTGGATAGGATTTGACGAACTTACACAGTGGGCGACACCATATGCGTGGGACTATATGCGATCACGACTTAGAAGTGCAGACCAATCGTTAGGACTGTACATGAGAGCAACAACTAACCCAGGAGGACCGGGACATCAATGGGTAAAAAAGACATTCATCGACCCATCCCCACCCAACACATCGTTTTGGGCCACGGATACAGAAACTGGTAATGTTATTACATTTCCACAAGGGCATAGCAGAGAGGGGCAACCTTTGTTTAGAAGACGCTTCATACCTGCTAATTTGTTTGACAACCCTTATCTAGCTGAGTCAGGTGACTATGAGGCAATGCTACTGTCTCTGCCAGAGCACCAGAGAAAGCAACTATTAGAGGGTAACTGGGATGTAGCAGAGGGAGCAGCGTTTCCTGAGTTTGATAGAACAAAGCACGTTGTTGAGCCCTACAAAATACCGGGGAGTTGGACAAAGTTTAGAGCATGTGACTATGGATATGGAAGTTACTCTGCTGTAGTTTGGTTAGCCATATCACCTGCTGAACAGCTTGTTGTTTACAGAGAGCTGCAGGTGTCAAAAGTTTTAGCTGTAGACCTGGCTGATAAAATATTAGAGCTAGAAGCAGAAGACGGTAGAATACAGTACGGAGTTTTAGATAGCTCACTATGGCACAAAAGGGGAGACACTGGCCCTAGCCTAGCAGAGCAAATGATAGTAAGAGGTTGTAAATGGCGACCATCAGATAGAAGTAGAGGAAGTAGAGTTGCAGGAAAAAACGAATTACACAGAAGATTACAAGTTGACGAATACACCGATGAACCACGCCTTGTTATATTTAATAACTGCACAAACCTTATATCTCAACTTCCTAGTCTCCCTTTGGACAAGAAAAACTCCGAAGACGTAGATACAAATAGTATGGATCACATGTATGATGCTTTGCGTTATGGTGTGATGACAAGACCTAGAAGTTCTATTTGGGACTATAACCCTGTGAATCAGCGAACAGGTTTTCAAATCGCTGATCCTAACTTTGGATATTAAACATGGCAGAAGAAAACGAAGTAGCATTTGACACAGCAGAGGTCACAGCAATGCAGGACAATGATCCTGCGATACGATCAGAGAGTGATGTAGTAAGTTTTGTACAAGGTAGATTTAAAAGAGCAGAGGATGTAAGACAGCAAGACGAGCAACGATGGCTCAAAGCATACAGAAACTACAGAGGATTATATGGTCCTGACGTACAGTTTACAGAAACAGAAAAGTCTAGGGTATTTGTAAAAGTAACAAAAACAAAAACACTAGCAGCTTATGGTCAAATAATTGACGTACTCTTTGGGAACAATACCTTTCCTTTGACAGTAAATCCAACGAAACTACCTGACGGTGTGGCTGAGTCGGTACACATAAATATAGATCCTAACGCAGAAAAGGGTCAAGAAGAACTGCAACAGGCTTTTGGAGATACACCTTCAGAGCCTTTTTTGTTTAAGCCTAATGGAAAACTACAGCCAGGAGAAACACTACAAGACTTACAGAACAGACTTGGTGCAGCAGAGAATAAACTAGGTGCAGTATCTGAAAAGATAATAGAGGGACAAGGCACTACCAACACAACAGTTACTTTCCATCCTGCTATGATTGCTGCAAAGAAAATGGAAAAGAAGATACACGATCAGCTTGAAGAATCAGGGGCAAACAAACAGTTGCGTAATACAGCATTTGAAATGGCATTGTTTGGCACAGGTATAATGAAAGGACCTTTTGCTTTAGACAAAGAGTATCCTAATTGGAATGAAGATGGTGAGTATGACCCATTAATTAAAACAGTGCCGTCCACAAGTCATGTATCTATGTGGAACTTCTATCCTGATCCTGATGCGTATAACATGGATGAAGCAGAATACTGTGTAGAAAGACATAAGCTATCTAAAACGCAGATGCGTAATTTAAAAAACAGACCATACTTTCGAGGAGAGTCTATAGAGGCTTGTCTAGACATGGGCGCTCAATACGATAAGAAGTATTGGGAAGATGACATGAAAGACTACGCTATTGAAAACTACACAGAGCGTTATGAAGTGCTAGAGTTTTGGGGATATGTAGATTCAGATATACTATTAGAAAATGGTGTAGATATTCCTACAGAGTTACAAGACCTAGAGCAGATAAACTGTAACATATGGGTGTGTCAAGGGCATGTGCTACGAATGGTGCTAAATCCATTCAAGCCTGTACGTATACCTTACTACGCTGTTCCTTACGAGCATAACCCATATAGTTTCTTTGGTGTGGGTATTGCAGAGAACATGGATGATACACAGACATTGATGAATGGTTTTATGCGTATGGCTATTGACAACGCAGCTTTAAGTGGCAACCTCATCATGGAGGTGGACGAGACTAATCTTGTGCCAGGTCAAGACCTTAGTGTATATCCTGGCAAAATATTCAGACGACAAGGAGGAGCGCCAGGACAAGCTATCTTTGGCACAAAGTTTCCAAACGTAGCAGGTGAGAACATGCAACTGTTTGACAAAGCACGAGTGCTTGCAGACGAGAGTACAGGTTTTCCATCCTTTGCTCATGGACAGACAGGCATACAAGGTGTAGGACGTACAGCATCAGGTATATCTATGTTAATGTCTGCAGCTAACGGTTCTATTCGTAATGTTGTCAAGAACGTAGATGACTATCTATTAGCACCAATGGGTAAGGCTTTCTTTAGTTTCAACATGCAGTTTGATTACGATCCTGACATTAAGGGCGACTTAGAGGTCAAAGCACAAGGCACAGAAAGTTTGATGGCAAACGAAGTGCGTAGTCAAAGACTTATGCAGTTTCTACAAGTTGCATCTAATCCTGCACTAGCACCGTTTGCAAAGATGGATTATATTATTAGAGAGATTGCAAAGGCTATGGATCTTGACCCTGATAAGGTTACAAATAGCTTGCAAGACGCTGTGATACAGTCTGAGATATTTAAGAAGTTTCAGGAACAGATGCCACAGCAACAACAAGCCCCACAGTCACCTGAGGGAGGAGCAGCACCTGCACCTGCAGGAGCAGATGTTCAAGATCCAACAGGAGCAGGGGGAGGACAGATAGGTACAGGTCAAGCACCTGCACCAGGAGAAGAAGGATTTACAGGTAATGTCTAAGATTAAAGAGTTAACGAATAACAAAGAACTATGGGATGCTTTTGTAGAGGAGCTACAAAGATCAATAGTAAACTATCAACGCACTATGGAGCAGACAGAGAAGCCATCTGATATCTACAGATTGCAAGGTGCTATCTCTGCTCTTAGACGCATGATGCAACTAAGGGACATGATGAATAATGGAAAGACCTGAAGTAGTAGACCCACTTAAAGAAGAAGAGCAACCTATATTCCGGCAGACACCTGTTGAAGATCCTGCGCCTGTTGAAACACAAACAGACGATGCATTTAGTGTTAGAGGTTTAGCAGAGAAAAGATTTGGTGAAATAGGTACAAGTGCGTTAGACTTTGTTCCTATAGTTGGTGATGTGTTGGCAGCAGGAGATGTTGTTGAGAGTGCTAAAAAAGGAGATGTGTTAGGTACAGCTATAAATGTGGCAGCTCTAGGAGTGGGTCTTGTTCCTATAGTAGGGGACTTAGCAGCTAAAGGTCTAAAGCAAGGACTAAAAAAGTACGAGAAAGTATCAACGGCAAAAAAAGATGTTATTGATACTCCTGTAAAAGATGCTGCAGAAATAGGAGATCCTGCTGAGGTTATTGCTCTAAAAGGAGCTAATAAAACTTTTTTGAACAAACAAAAGAGAATAGACAAAGGAGAAAAAGTATTTGATGATGTAGATAGTTTAATAGCAGACGCAAAGAAACTACCTGCAAATGCAGAGAAGTCTGACGATGTTATATCTTGGGAGGTGCAATCAAAGCGTAATCAAGAAGGATACAGAAAAGAAACAGGCATAGACGTTGTTTCTAGAACAGAACCTCTAGAACAAGCAGCACTAAAATACTATGATAAGGTGGAAAAGGGTGGAGATCCTGTAGAAGCTAGGCTAGAGTATTTGGAGATACTAGAAAAACTAAAGCCTATAAGAGAGTGGGATGATATTCCTTTGCTTACATCACCCAAACAACAAGTTCTAGGATTAAACTCAGCACAAAGAAAGTCTGGTAAGTTTATAGACATACCAAATAAAGACGCTAAAGAATTAGAAAAAATATTAGGACATCCCCTTAATGTAATAAAACTAAACAAAGGGCAGATCATAGAGGGCAGACTAGATATAAGTGCCTATAAGACCTACAATGCTTGGATAACAGCACTTTCTGGAACAGGCATAAAAGGACAGATTTACGGTGATGCTTTGCATTATGTATCTCCAGAGGGAGGTAAAGTTGTATTCAAAGCTAGAGAAGAACTAGCTAGAAACATATTAACTAGACAGCCTTTAAAAGTAGATCCTGATACAGGCGAGGTTATAAGGTACTATGATAAAACACCTTTTGGTGTAATTAGGGGTGCATACAATCCTATGTCACCAAAGGAGATTAGACAAAAGGTTAAAAAATTATTAAAAGATCCTGAATGGACACAGGTGGGTTTTGACCCAAGACGACTAACAACTTTCTACACTAGAAGCAATAGAGATAAGTATGACGTTGGTTCTCTCGTTGAAAGTGCAGATGAGGTGTTTCAGATAGGACCTCTAGTGTTAGCCAAAAATATAAAGCTAATAGATCAGGCAGCACAACCTAGACTTAACAA